TCTTCTTTAGTTGTGATTCAAGAAGATTTTGTCTCTTTAATTCTTGAGCATCTCTTAGTGCTTGTCTTCTTGCAGCAGCCTCAGCCGCTTTATCTCTTTGTATTTGAAGTTTTATTTCATTATCGTATACAATTTTATCTAATCTTGCTTTTTCTTTTCTTGCCTGCTCTTCTTGGAAGTCTTTCTTTGCTTGAGCCTGCATCTGCTTTAGCAACTCAGAATCACTTGGTCCAGTTACTGTCTTTATTACAGAACCAATAACACCAATTCCAGCAATAAGTCCTGTTACTAGTTTTGCTCTTTTCTTAAGCAAGTCTAGTGCTTTGCCAACAAGACCTAAAGACTTTCTTGATCCAGTAGTTGTGAAGCCATCGCCAACTTTTTGTCCTGCCACTGCAGCATTTTTAGCCTTGCTAGTTACAACATCGTATCGCTTACCAGTCTTAAGAATTTCAAAATTAAGACCACCAAAAGTTTTAACAAGTTTTTTCAAAACAAAAGCAGCAGTACCACCAACTAGTAGTAACTCACCCCATTTGATCAATCCAAAGATAGATGTGTTTAATACTGTAGAAATCTGCAATAAAACAGTTAACAAAGTTGTGAGATTGTCGCCATTGTCTATTAATAGTTTAACTACTGACGAAACTCCCTTAAGGCTTTCTTGTAGTTCTGCTTCATTCTTTTCAATCCACTCATCAAGAGCATCAATCAAACCACCTGGTGCTGTTAAATATTCAGTAAATTCTAATATCAGTGGCATAAGAGCGTAGCCAAGTTTATCTAATACTTGATTAAAGGATAGTTGTAATACCTTTAGTCTACCAGCATATGTATTGGCTGCTGCGGATGCTTGTCCCTTGCTGAGTTTGGCAAAATCATTCAATATTTTATTAAGATCTTTTTGTTTAAGTGCAACTTGATCAATAGGTAAGCCCAACTTTGTTAGTGCTGTAAAGTTTCCACCTACTGCTTTTGAAACTGCTGTCGCAACAGTATTCATATCCTTTTGAGATGCTACTGCAAGATCTGTGGAAAGAACCAAAAGGTTTTGTGCTTGGCCAAGATCTCCTGTTGCGCTTACTAATTTCTGTAATGCAGGAATAAGTTCGTCATTGTCAACTGCTACTTGTAATTCAAGTTGATCTAAAAACTTGCTATTGGCAGTGATTGCTTCTTCTGTTGCTGCTGTTGAGTTGCGAATAGCCATAGCCAAAGAGGTCTGTGCTTTTTCGTCTGCTGCTGCTCCCTGTACTGCATCAACACCAATCTTTACTGCAAATGCTCCTGCTGCAGCACCTGCTAATGCAAAGTTTTTTAATGCTTTCTTGCCAAATGCATCAATTCTTTTTTGAAGTTTAGCAATGTCCTTTTGTGCTGCCTTTGAGCCTTTGTCAGAATATTGGGTAAGGATTCTGGCTACTACTGCACCTACTGCCATATTAGCCACGCTCCTTTAACAAGTTCTTTTGTAAATTTGATTTAACATCATTGAAGGCTTTTTCAACATTGTTAACAATTCTATCTTTATTTTTATCAACAGACTTCCACACTAAACGAGAAGCCTGAGAATCTTTCTTTTCAAGGTTACTGATAAATGTACCAGTTCCTCTGCTTGACCTACCTGCTAGTTCATAGATTATACCTGCTGCAGATCTGTTCTTTAGTGCTCCTGCGGATGTAGTATATCCTTTACTTCTACTTACTTTTCCCTCAGCCCTTGAGGATGTAATTCCTGCCTTGATAACACTCTGATCCCATGCTGGCCATCCAGCACCATTACGAGTACGAGGGTTGCGAGCAGGTTGAGTAGACCATCCACTTAGTGGTGCGTCTGCTTTGACAAAGCCTTGTGCATCTTTTTTAGCAATTCTTAGTTCAGAGTTAATTACTTTATTAAAACTCTTAACTGCGTCTTTGTCAAACTTTTCTAATGCCTTTAGTGTCTCCTTAACTCCTGTCAACACTATTGCATCTTTACTCATTGCCTGCTCGCTTCCTTTGATCGTTCTTTCAGATAAATAACGATTGACTCAAGTATACCTTCTGGTGCCTCAAGCAAATCTACTGGAGATATTCCTGTCTCCACAGAAATCATTGCTACCGTATAGGTTAGGCTGTTTCTGTGGATTCTGAATTTGGGTCAGACTCTAGTTCCACACTGTCTAGTGTGTCTAAGAATGCTTCTCCAAAAGGCTTTACAGTCTTTCCAGCATCCTTCATGGCTCCCCAGGCCAGGAAGTAGATGTGCTCCATTTTCTGATCTTCTGTTAGCAACTTAGCAAAACCCTTGTTGAACTTTTGTTCAAATGCAACAAGAGTCTTTGGACGCAAAGGATATGTTCCTTCAACGCCATCGTTGGTCTTTACTTTTATACTTAATCCATCCATTTTGATTCCCCTTTCAAGGTATAGTTGTATTATGGAGTTATATCTTTAATTATTTCTCCAGATATAGGCCAGTTCACCGTAACAGTGCTTAATGATCCAACACTTGCGTTAATTGGAGTCCATTCAGTCACTAATGCTTCAAACTGATATTCTGGATTTGTAGCAGACTTTACTGTATTTAGTGGTCTTACTACACATGAAACCTTTGTTCCTACACGATTTGGCTCTGAGGTGTACGGAGGCACACCACCAAAAAACTCTTCAATAGAGTTGTTAGCAAAATCTTGATAGAACTCAAAAGTAACTGAGTTAGTTCCAACACCTGCAATGACTTCTTTATAGATGGTTCCAGCCTTAACTGGTGTCACATCCAAAACATCATGCACTGTGCTTATGGTTATACTTGAGATATGGTCACTAAAATCATAGGTACCCTCAAATACAACATATGCGTTAGTTAGAACTAATTTTGACATATTAAGGTGTTACATCCTTGGTGATTGGACCTGAAATTGGCCATGTAACTGATGCAGTGGCTAGTTCGCCTACAGCACCGTTTAGTGGTGTCCAGTCTGAAACCAAAGCGTCAAACTGGTATTCAGGATTGGTCGCAGAAATTGCACCAGTTGTTGGTGAAATTCTTACTGCTGCAAGTGTACCCAATAGTGGATAGATTGTTGCTTCTACTTCTCCTGCTGCAAAGTCCTGGTGGAACTCAAGTGTTACTGAGTTATCAACAAGTCCTGCTGTACGCTCTCTTGCTGCTGCTGGAACATTTCCTCCTGCGAATGCAGTGGTGTCCAAAACATCATATGTGCTGCCAAGAGTAACTGATGCGACATGATCACTAAGATCAACTGCTCCAATTACAACTGCAACATCTGTTAGTACTATTCTTGCCATGTTATTTGTCTCCTTGTTCGTTATTATCTGAGTTAAAAACAGAAACTTTTGGCTCCTGCTGTGTTACTGGTGGTACTTCTTTTACTACTGGTGTTGCTTTTACTGCATTTGCGGATACGATATGGCCTGATGCAAGAAGAAATTCAACATTTCCACCTGCACTAAGTATATCATCTTTGGTAAGTTTTTCATTTTTTACCTTACCGCAAACTTTCTTGTTTGAGATTACTGTGTATTCCATTGCTTCTCCTTAGCCCCAAATAGTGAGGTTATAGCGATACGATAAGAAAGATTGCTCACCAGAGACATATGTACCACTGTCTGCACTTATAACTCTGAGTGTATCAACAAGGCCACCCAATGATCTGTCTGATTCTAAAGCAGTTTTAATGGAACCTGTTCCACTGCCTGCTAAGAATACATCAAGTTTGTCTTGTCCACTTCTTTCTGATATTCTTTGTACAATCACAAATATATCAACAGATGCTTGGTCTAAGCCACGAGCATTGTCAATATCAAATGTGAAATCTAATTGTCCTACAACTGCACATGGTGGAACAACTACATCTGGAATCAAGTCATATGTCCTGAGTCCTGTAATTGTTTGTAGGTTTTTCTTTAATGCGTCTCTTACGCCATTAATATTTGAAATAGCCATTAGTAAGCCAATCCAAAGTTTCTTCTAAATGTTTTTAGTAGCATCTCAACATCTGGATCTAGACGAGAGTTCAAACGAACTGTTCCTAGTTCTACAGATCCTGCAATACCAAACGGAGATTGCTTTCTAACAAATAATCTTGATGCCTGAATCTTGCAGGCTAATTCTACTTCATATGGAACTTCTTTCCATCCCCAAACTCCAGTTATCTTAACTGTTTGTGGAAAGAAATATGGAAACACATATGTCTGAATTGCTAAAAGTCTAGTTACAGGCTTTCCTGTCTCTGGGTTATTGATAGGCTCATACATAACATCTGTATCTAAGTTCCATACCTGAGTAAATGGACCAGACTGATTTGCTCTTGATCTTATTTCTGTTGGTTCAATAAGGTCATCTATCTCTAAATACCACGGACTTACAGGTGTGTAATATTTAGTTACTGGAGCAGCAAGAGTTCCCTCTTGATAGAAGGATCTTTGGCAGTAGTCATCAATCATACGGCTTGCTGCAAGAATGGCTGCTTGGATATCATTATCGTCAATGCTATCCTCAATCTGCAATGCATTTCTTACATCTGCTAAGGTCGTATAGACATTAGTTGGCTGTTGACTCTGTGCAAGCGTAGGTCTGCTCATTTATTCCTCTTCTCCAGTTTAGGTAGCATAGCCTTCTCCATCTTTGGAGTAGCACTTGCTGTTTCCTTTTTAATCTTAAAGATATTCTTAATTTTTTTCATAAGTTCCTTTTTTAAAAGAGTGGGCCAGCGATGGGGATTTCTCTGACCCACTCTCCCTTAGATTCCTCTAAGTATTATATAGAATTAACTATATAAATTAGAATGTAGGTGCTACAAGACCAGTTCCGTTAATTACAGAAACTGCTCCTGGATAACGACCAGCAGTAAATGCTGAGTATCCGTAAACTACAGACTTGATTGTGAGTGAGCCTGCACCTGTTGCATCAAAGTTCAATGCGAATGGTGATCCAGCCTGCTCCCAGAGATGTAGTTCGTTTGCATTTACGCAATAGATCTCATCTTCAGATCCAGCAATAGTTGTGCGGATGTTTGCATCTGCAATGATAGGAAGACCCATCAATGAGTAACCTGAGTTACCGTAGAATGCCTGTCCTGCACCTGAAGCCATTGCGTTCATTGGTCCACCAAGTGTTGGTACAACTAGTGGGCGACCTGCTTGATCAACTGATGCAAGCAAGAATGCAAGACGACGAGGATGCATGATCCAGTGTGTTGGATTCTGGTAAACATTTGTCTGTACCTTCTGGTAAGCATCTGCCAACTTTGGATATAGATTTTCTGCTGTTGGTGAAGCCTCATTGTATACAACTGTGTTGATACCAGGAGTGCTTGCTAGACCAAGAATTTCACCTGATGTTCCAGCACCGTTAAGGATCTGGTTGTCAAGTGTTGTGTGCCATCCACGAACAAGGTCTTGAATGATGAACTGATCAATGCCTGTTCCACGCTCAATTGCCTGCTTTGAGATATCTTGCTGACCTGCGATTGTACGAACATTTACAGTAAGTAGTGTATCGTCAGCATTTGTTTCTGAGATTGCATCGTTTTCAGCAGCCTGAACTGCAGTTGATGTACCAGTTGTCATGCGTGAGATATTTAGTGTCATACCTGCTGCTGGCAAAGCCATCTTGTTTGTTGCGAAGTCTGCTGTTGGGCGACCTGCACGAGCAAGAGGTGCTGCTAGATCAACGAGGTACTGTGGGATTACGAGACCAGCAAAGTTGCCAGTTCCTACATCACGACGCTCAATTTCTTCTTCACGAGTGTGACGAGCCAAACGCTCCTGTGCTGAGTAGT